AAACTACGTGCCAAGACTTATCACGTTGACGAAGAAATTTTCTCTCTCCAAAGAGAACGGCCAACACCTACAAGGTTTACTTAAAAAAATATGAACCGTATTTCCATCATTATTCCTTGCTACAACCAAGGCGAGTATTTGGAAGACTCAATCGAGTCGGCTTACAACCAGACCGTGCCTCCTCATGAAATAATCGTGGTCAACGACGGCAGTTTGGACAATAGCCAAGAGATTGCCGAGCGCTATATGTTTCGAGAGTTTCCTGGTATTGAAAGCCCGGTGCGAGTGATTCAGCAGGTCAACAAAGGGCTGCCGTCGGCTCGTAATACCGGCATTATGGCAGCAACAGGTGACTACTGCCTCTTTCTTGATGCTGACGACATCCTCATGGAACACGCAGTTGCTCGGTTAACCCAAGAGATTGGTAATACCAATGCCGATATCATCGCGCCGTCATTTGAGGAATTTGGAAAAAGTGATCGAAAAGTTATCTTAGGGGAGTTCACGATGGATGATTTGAAAGTAGCCAATCGCCTGGGGTATTTCTGCTGTATTAGACGATCTACGCTAGTGGAGATCGGTGGCTATAATCCAAAAATGAAATGGGGCTTGGTTGTACTCAAGCCTTACCCGTATTAAGGAAAAAAAATGAGCAATCCATACCAAATTCTTGAACCAACTTGCATTAGCTTTTCAGGTGGTCGCACATCTGCTTATATGCTTTACAAAGTGCTAGAGGCTCACAACATGAGCCTACCTGATGATGCCGTTGTTTGTTTTGCCAATACAGGCAAAGAAGATGAGGCAACTTTAAAGTTTGTCCATGACTGCGAAAAGCATTGGAACGTGCCGATTGTATGGCTTGAATATCGTGATGCTAAAGAAACCAAAGATCGTTGGAAAAAAGTTACCTTTGAAACAGCATCAAGAAAAGGTGAGCCTTTTGCGGCAATGATTGACCGTAAGAATTTCTTGCCTAACTCAGTAATGCGGTTTTGCACTACAGAGTTAAAAATCACACCAATTGCAAGGTACATGGAAAGTATTGGGCATAAAGAATTTGACACTTTTGCGGGAATACGGGCTGATGAACCAAAAAGGGTAGTGAAATTGCGAGAAAGCCTACACGCGCCATTAGCTAAAACTGGGGTGACACAAACAGACGTTCAGGAATTTTGGAAAACAAACAGTTTTGATCTTGGCTTGTCATTTCAAAATAAGGTTACAACGCTTGGCAACTGCGATTTGTGCTTTATGAAAGGTGGCAACCAAATTTTGAGCATCATCCAGCATCAACCGGAACGTGCTGTTTGGTGGGCAGAACAAGAGACAAAAATTAACGGTAGGTTTTGCAAAGACAGACCAAGCTATGCTCAGATGATGGAATACGCCAAAGACCAAACAGACTTTTTTGGCAACGATGAAACAATTCCATGTTTTTGTGGTGACTAAAAGTGTCGCTTAGTAAACAAGATGGCGACAGATACCAACTGGAACTTGGTGAAGCCCGAGTTTTGCTTTGTACTTATCAAGTGCTAAAGCAAAAAGTGTTGACCGAAAAACGCATCAAATATTTGGAAAAAATATATGGTGTTGGTTCGGTGGCAAGAATCAAAATCTACATGACAAAATTACAGAACGGAGAATTGGAATGAGTAAAGCAAATTTATTGCCAACAATAGAAGAAATAAAAAAAGTGCTTTGGTACGACAAAGATAGTGGTTTATTTTTGTCAAGGTATTCAACTAAAAAAAGAAAGCCATGGCAAACAACAGGTTCTGTTGAAAGCAAAGGTTATTTGCAAATTAAAATTGGAAAAAGTTTATATATGGCGCATAGATTAGCATGGAAATATGTTACTGGCGATGATCCTGCTGACTTTCAAATAGATCACATTGATTTAAACAAAACTAACAATTCTTTTTCTAATTTGCGATTAGTCACAAACAAACAAAATTGTGAAAACAGAAAAATAAATGTAAGGAACAAAACTGGGCATCGTGGTGTTTATATGAAAGGAAATCGTTTTGCGGCTGAAATTTGCCACAACTACGTTCGTATAAAAATTGGCGTGTACACAACATTGCAAGAAGCAGTTGATGCAGTAACAGCAAAAAGAAAGGAGATATTTTCCCATGCCGAAAACTTTTAATGACCCTTATTGGCCTTGGCCCCCGCCATCAGGTCCAACGCCTTGGACACGCAAGCAAATTAAACAGTACGCCAAACAACAACGTGAACAAGCTGGTGAGGCTCCGTTATGACACCCTTAATTAAAGAAATGGTCAAGATGGTTTCAGTTGCTAATCTTGACCCTACACAAATGCAATGGTTTGATGTGACGGGCGCAGTCAAAAAATACACTGGCATAAACCCAAAGCAGTATTTGCTTAATCCCGCTCCATATAAAAACATGATGCTTTGTGTCAGAACTGAGCAAGCTGATTTTATGCTGTCTGTGCTTTCTGAAGACCAAGCAACAATTGTTACTGGCTGGGCAATGTATCCCAAAGGTTATAAAACACTTGGTTCGTTTTTATTTTCAGAACATGAGGGTGAAGTAAAAGCTGGACCTGTTGGCGAACCAATAGACCCCAAACATCAACATTCAATGGTGTCTATTGTTGCTATGTTTTACGCATCATTGGACATGAAAGTCCAAGCGTATATGGCAACGCCACACAAGGCTAATGCAAGTCGCGCCAAACGTGGATTAAAGCCACTGTACGACTGGAATACGGTTGTAATTGAACCATCTAAGCCAAAGAACGAGCCACAAGGTGGCACACACGCAACTCCGAGAAGACATCAAGTGCGTGGTCATTGGAGAACATATAAATCTGGTAAGCGTGGTTGGGTCAAGGAATGTTGGAAGGGTGACGCAAGCAAAGGCGCAGTTTTTAAAGATTACAAAATAAAGGAACAAGATGAGATACGCATCTAGGCGTGATGCCAATGAAGCGCAAATTGTCAGTGCTTTGCGTTCTGCTGGCGCTTATGTGTGGGTTATAGGCTTGCCGGTGGACATTCTTGTCGGCTACAACAACCACACATACTTGGTTGAAATTAAAGATGGCCCTAAAAAGCGTTTAACGAAGCTACAACAAGACTTTTTTGATAATTGGCGCGGTGGTACGTTGTGCCGCATTGATGGCCCTGAAGCGGCTTTACGCATGATTGGGGTCAAACATGAAGTTTGATTTGAGATCAGATCAGCAAAACAAACTCATGCACAGCATCATTGGGCAGATTGCCAAGCAAGCAACTTTGCATGGCAGTCGATGGAATGCTGAAAGTTTTAAGCGATTCTTGATTGACCAATGGGCGCATGAAAGCGGTGAAATGTCCAGCATCAGCAAAGTCATGCCAAGCATTGATGGCGAACGAGTCGTCCAGCTAGGCCATCAAAGCAGACGGTTTACCAAAGAACAAGCCATTAGCTTTACTGAATGGTTGATGTATTGGGCAAGCACAAATGGAGTGACGATTGATGATGTTCCCAAAGCATGAGTACGTCCGAAGCAAAAAGCTGCTTGAGAACGCTAGGCTGATTCCGTGCCAGTGCTGCAAAGCTGATGACGGAACTGTCGTGGCAGCGCACACCAATTGGGGTGGTGGCAAGGGTCGCAGTATTAAGGCCGATGACAACCTAATTGCAAGCCTGTGCTTTGCTTGCCACAGCCTTTTAGACCAAGGCAGCAAAATGTCAAAAGCCGAGCGCATGGCTATGTGGTTTGACGCACATTACCTGACCGTCCACGTTTTAAAAATTCGTGGTTTGTGGCCTGACGATGTTCCGCTACCCGAGGGTTTTTCCTGATGTGCAACTGGTTAGCTTTCCTGATAATGAAAGCATCAGCAACAAGATAGGACAAACATGAACAATACAAACACAGGTGGGCCAGCATTTGCTGTTGCAGAACTGGCAAACATTAAATGGGAAGGCATGACTTTGCGCGACTACTTTGCCGCCAAAGCAATGCAATCTTTGATTATTAACACAGACGAGAACAGTGCTTTTGAAGCAGACCTTTGGGTTGGCAATATGTCTTATGAAATTGCCGATGCAATGTTGAAAGCGAGGGACGCATGAACTACGCAGCCATTGCAGCGGCCATGCAAGCCGAAATTGACAATCCTTTGAAATGCTATATGCCCAACAGTCCCGGCGCTTTTGTGCGTGACCGATTGTTCAAGGAATGCCATTGGGAAGAAGCCACATGGTTTTGGGGCTGTTATTGCCGTAACAGCTTTATGAACAAGCAGTTAGATGATTTGTACATGGGCCTTGAGGCGCTCACAGCTAAAGAATCTATGCCCGATTGGGGAAGGAGTGGCACATGACTGAAGAAGACGAAGAATTCAACCGCATTGAGCGTGAATCTGCTATGCGTCAAGAGTCTGTACGGGCAACAATGTTGGCAGAGCAGCCAGCACAGCAACTTGTTGATTGCCATGTTACGGGTGTTTGCGTTCAATCCGGCCTTCGGGCAGAGCAGCCAGCACAGCAGGAGCCTGTCTCCGGTGTTGTGATCCGTGAAGGAATGCCAACTTTACTGCGAGATCGTGACATCAAACCAACGGATGCGCGGCTCTACACATCCCCACCAGCACAGCGCACATGGGTTGGGCTGCTCTGGGGCAATTTGCCAGAAGATGGTCAAAACCATGATTTTTTGCGTGGTGCTGTGTGGGCAGAAGCCAAACTCAAGGAACTCAACACATGAACTGGCTCAACAAACTCTTGGACAAACTCTTTGATTGGCTACCACCAACCACTGTAGATACGAACTGCCCTCACTGCCGTGGCCTTGGCTATGACGCAAGCGGGTACACCTGCACTTGCATTGGAGAGAAGAAATGACCCCTAAACAAGAAGAAGCGTTACGTGACTATCTGCAAGAGGCCATAGTGCCATTGATTGAGCAGGTGCTTGTCAAAAAGTTGGGGCAAGCCATGACGTTTGCCGCAAAAGAAATTATTCAGCCCAAACGTGAATGGCAAGGGCTGACTGAAGATGAGCGAGATGCAATTTTAAAATCAGACAGCAGCATTTTTGAAATGACTGAAGCTATTTTGAAAGCCAAAAACACATGACACCCGAAGAACGTGAGAAGGCCATTAAGCGCAAGCCGTGGAAGTTTTGCCGCAAGTGCAAGTGCGACATCAAGTCGCCAACGCAATACTGCTATGACTGCTACAAGGGTCATAACTTTACCGCCAGCCCGTATGGGCTTATCAACGCAAACAAGGCGTTTAAATTCGTACCCTCGGAGAACAGATGAAAAACGTATTTGAATTGATCGAGGCCAACGGGCTGACCCTGCATGGTGATATTGAGCACTTTGCTGAACTGGTTCGTGCCGATGAGCGTGGGCGAGTGACCAACTTGTTGATGTACATGCACAACAAAGCAGCGCCGTACCACAACTACTACAAGCACGCTGCCGTAGAACTAAACCGCAAAGCCGGTGAAGGAGAGAAGAAATGAACATGGAAATGCAAAGAGTATGGGAAGCGCTGCGTGAAATCTACGGCAACGACTTGGTGGCTGCTACGTTAGTGGTGCTGGTCAAAGATGGCGAAGCCGTGAATTACGTGACGGTCAACTACCCACAGGAGCAGAAATGAAAACAGTGATTGAGATGGCGCGTGAGGCTGGCTTAGTAGGTGGGCCGGTCTATGCGCGAGGACTTGAAGCCTTTGCCGAGCTTGTTCGTGCTGATGAGCGTGAGGCGTGTGCAAAGGTGTGTGATTGGTATGTTGATTACAGCAGCAACCCCATGAATTTTGCAGAAAACTGCGCCCAAGAAATCCGAACAAGGAGCAACACATGATGACATTACAAGAATTGATAAATTTACGTTTTGATGGCTCTGACTACATCAGGGCTAGAGATGATATTCGCCTGACTGGACAGATTTTGCGCGTCTGGTCGCTTATGTCAGATGGCAAATGGCGCACATTGCGGGAAATATCCGTACAAATAGGTGATCCAGAATCTAGTGTTAGCGCACAACTCAGGCATTTACGCAAAGAACGATTTGGCTCACATACAGTTGAGAAAGAATATCTTGCTAATGGTTTATTCTCTTATCGGTTAATCCCTAATAGGCAATCAAAATGATAGTTATTAAAGAACAAAACATTGCGCGTAACTTTGTCGCACGGGCAGTGGCAACGCAGCAACTCAAGAAGCGCATGATTGACCAACGCATCCAGTTATTTGTGATGGATGAGGGCGATGATGCAAGAGCGCAAATCATGCCCATTGCTGACGCAGTATTCGTCATGGCTTATGCCTTGGAGATGACCGATCAAGGGGAGTCTGTAGAGCATAGGCAATTGCGATCTGCCATGCTGGTATTGACTGAATGTTCAGAACGACAATTTAAATGGCGCAAAATAGATACGATTACCATTGATAATGCCATTGATATTTGTGTGAATAAATGGACCAAAGTACCAGCGCAAATCTTACAAGATGGAATAACTATCATCAGATTAGGTACAATTAAATAAAGGAACTCAGCCATGAAATTCTCCATCACTGAAGCCAAGGCCGACATCATCAGCGACTACGCTATGTGCCTGTTGCATGGGGTAACAGCAGCCCATGTCCATCACTGGAACACAGAAAGCTACGCAGCGCATCAAGCCCTTGGCGAGTTTTATGACAAGCTATCCGATCTGGCCGACACGTTTGTCGAGGCGACCTTGCTGGAAAAAGGCAAAATAATTTCCAGCGAAAAGGCACTTTTTCTGGGGGAAAATGGTCTGGAGCTTGTGAAGCACGTTTACAACGAAACCTATAGGTATCGCAACGCTCCCGGCTTTCCGCAGATGAGTGAAGTGCAAAATATCGTGGACGAAATCGCAGCCGCCTGTCGTCACGCCAATTTCCTGCTAAACCGTCTGGCTTGATATGCCGCTTGTAAAGAAGCAATCAGGTTGGTTCTGGGGTAGCAAAGGACCATTCAATACCAAAGCAAAAGCTCTGGCAGTTGCTAGGGCTGCTTACGCTTCTGGCTACAAAGGCGAAAACAATCTGTTGATTACGTTTGATTTGGCGTACACATCAGAGAAACGTGCCGAAAATTCCCAGAAAAAATAAGACGACTGAAAAGATTTTGTTTGTGGTTTTCCTTGGGTGTCCTGAAAAAAGGACTTTTGCCTAGCTAGTCTAGGCATTTTTTTAAGTCGTAATTTTTTTTTTAAGAATGCGTAGTTGGCTAAGGGGCTTTTCTGGCCCTATATAAGCATTCGCTGATGTACTTATATAAGCGAAAAGCCATATGTATACCAACGGCCTACGAAAAATGCAACTATACGGGAAAAGTACTACAAACCAAACCCGATTTGATTTGATCCGGGCATGATCCGGGATCAATCGCCCAACCGTTAAACCAACCAACCCGCCCCGCAAACCCGCCCGGGACCAATCAACCAACCGGGGCCAATTGGGGCAAATTACGGGGCCAAACGGGGGACCAACCCCAACCCAACCCCAACCCAACCCGCCAAACCAACCGGGGGCCAATTGGACCCAGTCAGACAACCCGGGACCAACCCCGCCCGATCAAACGGGACCAACCAATCGGGGCAAATAACCGGGGCCAAACAACCCGCCCCAATCAACCCGCAAACAACCCGCAAACGGGGCAAACGATCAAACCGGGACCAACCCCCGCAAAATACAAACAACCCCGCAAACGGGGCAAAATTTGAAGTGAGCGCTAACTAACTTAGCAAACCCAAAAAAACCCCGGTTTCCCGGGGATCGTTTGGATTTGTTAAGTCAATTCCCAATAGTCGCAAACGTCAAATTGTAGGATGTCCCCCGGGGCATCAACCGGGGAAAACAACCCAACCGATCCGATCATTTGCAACAACGTAAAAAACCGGGGGGGATTGCCCGGATCATTCAAGCAAACCCCAAACGATCCAACCCGGGGGGTTGTTGTCGGTTTGGTCCCGTGTTTCAATTCTATGTCTATGTCAGAAAATCGCCCCATGATCACCCCCTATAGTTGAATGATTGACCCCGGTTTCGCCCGTACGATTGCACGGGGGGCGGGGTTTGTAGGATCGTTTTTAATTGGTCAACCGACAACCGGGTCATTTGTGCCAATTGATCCAGCGTCAAATTGGGGTTATTGTCGTAAAAATCGCAAATTTGTTGGTTGGTCATGTTATGCCCGGTTTGAGTTGGCCAAGAAATATTGGCGGGGGGTTGGTTTTCCGTTTGTGTATCCATTGCGCCAACCCGGGATTGATCGGCCAACGATCAACCCGCCCCGGGTTTTCCAATCGGTGAAGTTTGGGTTTGTATGGCTTGGATGTACATCCAACGGTCCAACAACGTCAAAAAAATTTGTTTGGGTTGTTTTTTTCATGTTTGCCCCCTTAATGTATTGCAATCGCGATAACGCGGTTTTTCATTTGTGGCATGCCGCATGCATGCCCCGCCCCCGTGCATGTGCCACATGATCCCGGGCACGGGAAAACCTTAACCCCCGGGAATTTGGCACGGATTGCAGCGTTTGTACTGGGTTTTCCGTGATCGGTTGATTTCACTTTTCGGCCAATTGAAACCGCTATAAATTCCCCCCGGGTGATCGGCAATCGTTTAACCGCATCAACAACCGTTTGCCGGGCATTGTGACCCCCGGAAATGTTCAACTGATAGTTGGACGGCCAAACCCCAACAACATCAAACCCCAACAATGCATGAAATGATTTGCTATAACCATATGCCCGGGCGTTTGGGGTTTGGCTTAACAATGACATCCAAAAAGCCACATCCCCCCCGTTTGCAAAATCCCCGTCAACATACAAACGGAAATCAAACCCCCCGGGCCGTTTTGCTGCAATCGCTGCAAACGCAAACGCGATTTGATCGGGGGCAAACCTTAACAAATAGGCGTTTTGG